CTTGCGAGCTTCTCCTTTCGGAGTAGTGAGTACGAGTTTCACGTAAACATCCTTAGAGAAATCGTGTTTCCCTTTACGTACATTGCCATTAGCAATAATGGTATGGTCTCTCAAAGACCACACTCTAAGCACGGGTTCATTTCCGTGCACATCTACTCTCCGTCAAAAGAGAGATTGTCCTTGTGGTTTAGAACACAAGGAGTTATTCCACTTCTGTAAGGAAGTGCTTGGTCCGTGCATCCGCGCGGACGATCCCGTCCCACAGATCAAAATCTGCTGGGATGCTCAAAACCTTTGGGAGTCAAAACTCTCAAGGGAAATAACTGGACTCGATAGGAGAGTCCATTTTCACGAGCTGCCAAGCATTTGGCACGCTCAAACTGTCCTTTACAAAGGGACATATTGGTTCCGGAGGTTAATCCGGAAAGATTCCACTGGAAGGTGGAATCCAAATGGCGTGGCAGTTCTGAGACTGCTCGCTGGAATGAGGTCCTTCTCTGGACCTCAGGGTGTTCACAACCTTGTGAACATGAAGGTGTCCCCGTCAGGGGTTCACAAGCTAAGAACGATCTTAGCTACTGTCGACGGGTTGGTAATGCAACTCGTCCTTGGCTTCCCTGAATGGGAAGAGCTTCTGGTTTGGTCCAGAATCGATCAGGTAATAAACTGCCTGATTTGTCAGCTTTTGCCTGACTACTTCCGGGATGAAATTCCGGAAACGCCTTCCGCTTATGAGAAGGTCAAGAGATTGCGTAAAGCAATCAAGGAACAGGGTTTCAACCCTGTTGGGAACATAAGTTCCATCGACATCCCGCGAGAGATGTCATTCTTTAAAGTCATAACTGACTTTATGTCCGATAGGAAGACTCCTATCGACATGTACAGAGTGGCTCTTTTGAGCCAGACTCGTGCATCCGGGGTTCCCCCCCGACAGGTTTTCCTGAAGACACTTCAGGAAATAAAGGAGGTTCTCACTGAACCTCCAGATCCATCCGTTTACGAACGGATGAAATACTACATCGCTGCCGGTGTAGATGATCTCCATCAGGAAGTAGTGGAGTCCATAGGAGCTGAGGGTAACTCAGCCCGCTTCTGGTCCTCTGTTATAAACAAGGCCAAAATATCACTTAGTGATAGTGGGGAGTTCTTTACGAACACCGCGTCTGGCGGCAAGCTTGAAGCTGCCAGAAAAGTTCTGGTTTCAAATCCAGAAATTCCAGAGTTGAATCTGGAAACCGGCCTCCCTACAGGGAGGATTCTCAGACCCAGTAGTGACGGGACAGGTGAATGCCTGTTCCACTGGGCCTGCAACCAGTTTGCCGACAGGCAAACTATATATGACAGAAATGTAATGTCTGTCAGAGTCTCCCTAGTTGCAGAGCTAGGGAAATATCGTGCGATCACAGTATCGCACCTTGCACATGCCATGCTATTGCATGTCATGTCTCATATACTGTTAGAGTACCTAACAGTAATACCATCGTCCCGATCTGGTGTCGGGGCGGCAAATCACGCTTGGAACTTCTTCAAGCGCCTTTCGCACAAGAATCCTGCTGCGAATTTTATCTTTGGTGACAAAGATATCTTCCTGTTCTCCACTGACTGGGAACAGGCCACAAATTACTGCGATCACGCAGTAGCTCAGGCGATGTGTAATCGCCTATGTTACAATGTGGGGATGCCCACATGGTACAGGCAAACTTCGATGTTTGCGCTCTGTGCTCCTCGACAAGTCGAGGAGATGGATGAGAACAAAGTTCTCAGTCGCTACTTCACTACGCGTGGAGAGCTTATGGGTGACCCTGTTGTAAAGGTCATCTTACATTGCTACCACTTGGTAGCAAGATTCGCTGCTATAAAGCAGCTACAGGCACTTCGTGCCCGTCCCGACCTTTTACAAGGTCTGTAGTATGCGTAAGCATACAACCGCATTAAACTGCACCCTCTCACGGAAGTGAGACCGCCCTTTGGGGCAATCGTCAACCGAAAGGTGGAGCCATACGGC